TGAGCATTTCTGTCGTTTCAAAACGTTGCCTTGCCATTTTGGCTCCTTCATTTATTTCGGGCGCAGTTCAGCTTTTTCCCTTTGCAAGCCACAACCATACAGATCGTTAATCTGTTTAGGTCTTGTGTGGCTACACCCTTCGGTGCGGTACTCATGTGCTTTCGCTTTCCTGTCTGAACGCTACTCAGACAACCCACTTGGGCCCTTGCGTATAGGTCGTGATCTTACCCGAGAAGCTGACACTCGGACGCGCTGCTTTGGGGAAATGTGGGCACGGCGAAGACCCAACTGTCCTTTGTGACAACCATTCACGTTAGTTGCATTTGAAGTTTTTAGGTGAGAGAATGATGGAATCGGTTTGGCCCGGTATTTCCCCATTCCCCCTTTCTACCGGCCTTCAGGGGTTCACTGCCCCGCCGATACCCCACTCTACTCTAGTCGGTTACCGCTATCAAGCGTTCCAGATACCATTTAGCTTTCAGCAAATCTTGCTTTGGAGAGTTCTTGTATTTGTGCCTGTGAATATACTTGATACAGTTCCCCAGAAGATATCCTTTGTACTCATCTCCCAGCTGCTGCTGGATGTAGTCGATACACTCGACACCTGAAGCATTGTAGTGTGCTGGCCGATTGACGGCGTCCCACTCGTTTGGTGCTGCGTCATTCAATGATATTTTCATTTTTCTCCCTGACAACAATGCGTCTTATTGACGAAATTGATAATTTGACCCCGTGTTTTGCCTCTATCACATCAGAGATGGTCGAAAGATATGTTCCAGCGTCTTTCATTTTTACCATTTCTCTTATGATTTTTTGCTCTCGGTTGTTTTTCCTCAGCCTCCCGTCGATTACCATTGAGCCAAAAGGCGCTCGGCCAGAAACATAAAACCCGGCATCTCTGGCTTTTTTCATCCCGGCTTTTGTAAGCTCAGAAGTTCTCAGAAGATGGTCGCCGTGAATTTTAGCGTGACATATCGAGCAAAGCGTTACTGTCTTGGTACCGCCAAGAACTCTCGGAACGACGTGGTGTGCGTGATGCGCTTTAGCCTCGCACTCAAAGCACACCAATTCGATTTTTCTCGACTTTTATTCGTGCATTATAATCCGCGATCATTTCACGGTAATCCTTGGCATACATCTTGACCACATTGCCTTGAGTCGCCAGCATGTGAGCAACCTTTTTTTCGCCAAACTTCCTTATCATAAAAATGGTGTAAACCTGAGCCGCTGACCCATGCTTCATCCCGTATAAATTACACGCCGGGCACTGAGGAAACACGTTGTCGGGAGAATGCGCCCAGAAGGATGATTTGCCCTTTGGCAGGAAATGACCGCCGTGACAGGTTGTGTAGTGCCTGTACTCTCCACAGGTAACGCACTCGCAGAAGCCATCGTCGTCGGCTTCCTCAAGTCTCCTGAGAAGCTGAAAAAGTCTTAGCGATTTAGCCCGTGGGGTTTCTGGCACGATAAAACTCCGATTCCTTTGGATTTGTAAGTGTAACACCGTGATCAAGACCCCAGTGAAAAACCTGTTCCAAAAACTCGTGCATTTCACCTTTCAAAAGTTTTCTTGTCGATCTCAGTTGTGCCGGGATAACAGTATTCCCAATGACGACGTCTTCAACGCCAAGAAAATTATTCTTGAGGATAGCTTTCATGTCCTCAGCACTAACTGGAACCTTCTTCGAGAAGTGAAGAGACATTTCAGCGCACCATAGGTGAAAGAGTGAATTTTGACTGATCGACCTTTTATCAGCGAACGGTGCCAACTTCCAAGCTACCGGCTTTTCGTAATCCCAATCTTCAAGATATTTTCTGAAATACTTCAAAACGGAATCAATTTCTCCACGTTGACGCACCAACCAGAACACGCCGTTCATCTTTTTAGGTCATCTATTAAGTCTTCAAGAATCATCTTGATTTCAAGCCAAACTCGCTTTAATGCTTCAATCATCAGATAACTCCAAAAAATGAACTGGCGAAATGTTTAGATGTTCTGATACCTTCTCGACAAGCGACAGCTTTGCGTCTCGTCTATAACGCCACTGAGACACCTGCTGTTTGGTAATATCAAGGCGAGAAGCGAGTTCCGTAGAACTCACTCCCGCTTTGATCTGAGCCAATCTTAGCGATTTCCCGAAATTAAAACGGCAAATCATCGCTTAAGTCCCTTGCTTCGGTTGGCGCACTTTTCCCGCTGTAAACATCGGAAATTTTGCCTTTTAATACCGGCTGATTACCGCTTGAATCCTGTTTCCAAAGAGAAATATCTATTGTTTCGCCTTCCTTGATGTTTCGATGAGCAACCAATTTTCCCGATAGTACCGGCGCACGTTCGCCACCTTCGTTCTTCCAAAGGCTTACTTGTCCTCGATTATCATAAGTCATATTTTTCCCCTATCATTTCAAAGTTAGTGTTTAATTCTTCCAGAAGTTTTTCGATTGCCGCTGAAAGTCCAGCAATATACTTTTCGTCTCGTTCAACTTTCATGATCAAGTTCGGTAGATCTGGGTGATAGCTCATAAAATAATAATCAGAAAAACCCATTAGCCACATCGTTCCTTGAACCTGTGCATAATATTCTGCCGGCATTGCACCGCTTTTAGCATATTCTCTCAGATAGGCAGTATGGACGCCGGGCGACGGACACTTGATCTCCAACCCGGTTACCATACCATCACCGACAATTCGATCGGGAGAACACCCGACAGTCATGTCGTCATTGGTTACAAAGCCAATTTCTCGGCAATGTAAATCTTCTTGAAGCCAAAAAACGTTTGCCGCTTCTGGCTCCAAATCATTGCCACGCTGCATCCAATTGCTTTTGAACGTCTCAAATCGTTTGCCGCTTAACCGTTCTGCCAGCAAGTCATTTAGATACTTCTCTGAACTTGCTGAAGGCTTCCCAGTAGGCGTCAAGAGGTCTTTGAACCTCGAAGCCCATGGAATGCCTAACCTTAAGTTGAACCACTCCTCGGAGCCTTGTTCGACGTTGTGGATCTTCACTTGACCTGCTTCGCTTTCTTCTGCTGAAGCTGCTTAAGAGCTTTGGAATACGATTCTTCTGAAAGCTCTTTTATGTCAGTTATTCTATACAACTGAAGAAACGCGGTTTTGTTTGAATTTGTCGATACTATCAAAGCATCGATGTGTGCGGCTTTTCTTTCATCGATACCAGTGGCGGTGATTTCTTGGGCGTCAGTATCGTCATCTCCAGAAATTGCCCACATGCTTTGAGCTTGATATCTCTTCAAATAGGTAGACATAGAGCCAACATCTTGCATCAAATTCTTGCCACCATTCTGAACGATTGTTTTTGCCGTTTGTCTGATCCATTGTCCCGACGAATGGCTTATCTGAGAAGATACCGATACACTATCACCGAGCATTTCGACGGTCTGAACAAAAGCCAAGCCATTCACCGCAGCGACTGCACGAATAGCATTTAGGCAAGAGCCGAGATCGGCATAGCGGTTTTTTAAAAATGGATTGGTAGCGTTCTTTGCCGGGTTTTTGATTTCCAATTGAGCCTTTGCAAGCGAAGCTGACAACTCATTAACTAATTCGGATTGTTCCATTGTGTTTCTCCCTTTTGAAAAACAAGATTAACACTTTAAGCGAAAAAATCAACTAACGAGGAAAAATAATGGCATATCTCGACCCATACAAAAGCCACAACCACTTTTATGATGTCGCCCGAGGCGTGTTTCCTAATGAGTCGGTTTTAAATATTTTTGGTTTCAACCGAAACACTGAAGTCGATTTCGAGACAATTTGGAATGATGGATCAACGTATGTTTTCCCGTCCACTGCGCTGATAATGTCGGCGGTATCGACATCAGCGTTAGATGTTATGCCCGTTTTAATCTCCGGGCTTGACATAAATTATGAGCCAATATCCGAAACTATCACGCTTACCGGAACCTCGCCGGTTGTAACTACTACGCCATTTTTCCGAATCAATTCAGCGGTGATTTTGTCAGGTAGCAACGCTGGCAACATAACCATCAGCAATGCTGGAGTGACATATTCTTACATCGGAGAAACTTTAGGCGTTAGCCAGTCATGCATTTATACAGTCCCGGCTGGGCACTCAATGTATATATTTAGAATTGATTGTAATTCTGCAACGGCAAACCCAAACAAATTTATCACTATCAGAAACGTTACAACCGTATCAGGCAGAACTCTGAGAGTTGCAGAGGCGACGTTTTCAACGTCTCAAGTTTCGTATGATCGGCAGGTTCCGTTCAAGATTGCAGAAAAAACAGATTTTCAATTTGAGGCGAAGTCTTCAGCAGGAACCAACGAGGTGGCAATATTTGTCGAGGCGACTTTGTGCAAAGATCCAACCTAACCCTTTCGGATCATCTCGCAGATCTCGATAGCTCGGTTTCCGACCTGCTTCGCCCAGCGTGAATCGTAGAACTCATCGGCGGCAGTCTCGAAGTCATATTTCGACATTGCCGTGATGGCGTTTTTAAAGCCTTTGAATCGAGTGATTCCGAGATTGAAAACCATGTCGATCATGGCGTTTTGTCTTGCTTGACTTAGGTCAGGAAACCACACAAAGCCACTCAGCTCGCCGATACAGCGGTTGATGTCATTATCTAGCAGGTAGTCGATTTCGGCCTCTGATAGACCTATACCGCCGTTTGGATCGATGTTGCGCCCAACGCCAATGGTAATCTTGCTCTGGCTGCACTTATAAGCGTGAGTTTCAACGCCTTCATGTCGCTTGATCATCTCTCGGAGGTTTTTCACTTACGAATTAGCTCGTTGATAGCCTTCCAAGCCTCAATCATTTTCGACTCTAAAACTTCAAGCCGATTCAAGATTCGGCCAATAGTCAAAACAAGCAAGAATATTCCAGCAGCGACCGGCCAAAGCGAAACAATTGCGTCTACTGTTTCCATCAGTCATCTCGATTGAAAAACTGTCTGACCGTATCTGTCTCCCATATTCGGATGAGAGTCCACACGATAGAAAGGACCGCCGCGACGGCTGGAAGCCAGCCAATCAACGCGGAAACTGTAGCTGTGACCGACACTACATCAAGTGCTGCTTTTGCCTCCTCGCTTGTCATTTTTCGCGACTAACTCCCTTAACTTTTTCGTAACTTCTCAAAGCTCCAAGCCCGAGCATTCCGGTCATGGTTTGCATTAAAATGCTTGAGTCAATGGCCGGCATGTCAAACCAAATATCTAGCAACGGTGACAAAAGCACCGAGTATAACAGGCCCAGACCGCAGCACCAGCCGATGAATGGACGCCACCCGGCCACAAACAAACTTTTATGAGCGGCCTCGGTTTTGTTCACTTCCAACTGAAAAGCTGCATTTTTGTGCGCTTCTTTCTGCGCTAATGTTGCAATTTCATGAGCCAAAGCGTTTTTCTGGTCTTTGTCCTCGACAAACTTTCCCAGTAACCCGGTTATTGGCCCAATCAATTGCTCAAGCATTATTCAGCCTGTTCTTCTTCTTCGCTTTCTTTCTTCACGGACTGACTGATTGCGTTGGCGTAGGCTGAAATCAGCACTTTCAGCTCGCTATCTTGTTGCGCCAACTGCGCTTGCTGTATCCTGAGTTGGTTAATGCGCTCAACGTACCCTTTTGCTACATCACTCAGATCCGCTTCTTCATATAATACATCGTCAATTGTAATCATTAGTCATCCCCTATAATTGAATCTGTATGTTATCACAATTACCAAGGTAGTCCAGAAGCCGTCACAGGATTAGCCTGAAGCTCCAGATTCGCATCCAGACCAGCCTCAATACCTTCTACGTCCAGTGCTTCTTGTACCCAGCCAGTGACTGCTTCAAGCGTCAGGTCTTCAAAAGGCACAAAGCCTTCAGCATCTGGATCAGGCTGAAAAGATACAGTGCCATATGAGCTGGCTGAATGGTCTCCAGCAGTCTTGGTGGCTCTCCAGTGGGCTACAGTTACGCCGCCGTCAGCCGTGTTTCGTTCTAGTTGTGCAATAGTTAGTTCCATTTTACTTCTCCTGTTACGCAGCACATGCCGCGATTGCATCATTAAAAGGTGTCAGGTCTTCGTCAGTCCAGAAGTCCTTGGCAACCATGATTTCCAGATGTTGTACGTTACGAGATACTGTGTCTGCCCAGTCTTCATCGGACATGCCTTCAGGCTGACCAGCGTTGATTAGGTTAACAGAGTCCATAGCGGCGCTGTAGTGTTGTGCGATTTGTTCTAGTGTTAAGTCTTCCATTTGTTATGCTCCTTCTAGTGCTTCGAGTCGGGCTGTTAATGATTCAATTAAGGTTTGTTGTTCTTGAATGGCTTTAACCAACACAGACACCATTCGGTCATAAGAAACAGAATCTGCTTGTCCATCTTTGTTAACGCCTACCAATTCAGGAATAATCGGCTGCACTTCTTCGGCAATCAGGCCAACATCGGAACGCTTATCATCTTTATATTCAAACTGTGCTGAACGCATTTGCATGACATGGCTCAACCCATAAATACTATCGCGTATGTTGTCTTTGTATCGAGCTGATGAGGTGTCATAGGTTAACCTGTTATTGCCTGTATTAAATTTAAGCGCATTTGTTCCTGCACCAGAACCCATACCCGACATATAATGACCATTTGTAGGATCAATGTAATATCTTGGATTCCCATCCCCATCCGACAGCACGATGTAATTATCGGCAGTGCGGATGTCGAGGCCGCCTTGGTTGCCACTGTAGCGACCGACGATGGTGCTCTTGGAGCCTGTTGTTATTTCACTACCCGCATTATTACCAATAGCGGTATTGCGAATACCGGTGGTGCTTGAAGAAAGTGCATCACGACCATAGGCTGTATTGGCTAAACCCGTGGTGTTTGAATAAAGGGAATTAGCACCGCTGGTTGTATTGTATGAACCAGTGGTGTTTGAAAAGAGTGCATTTATACCATTGGCGGTATTGTATATACCGCTGGTGTTTGAATAAAGTGCCCTTGCACCGCTGGCTGAGTTGTAATTACCAGAGATGTTTGAATAAAGTGTCTGATTACCAAGAGCAGTATTGGCAGCGCCTGTAGTGTTTGAATAAAGAGCCTGATAACCCACTGCAACAAGGTTTGAAATATCGGTGTTTGAAAAGAGTGCTTCATGACCATTGGCAACGTTGTTGTTACCTGTAGTGTTTGAGTAAAGTGCTCGATAGCTGGTAGCACTATTATTCAAGCCTGTAGTATTTGAGTAGAGTGCTTGATAACCAGTAGCTACATTGTTACCCCCTGTATTGTTTGAGTAAAGTGCTTGAAAACCGTTAGCTACGTTATTGGCGCCTGTGGTATTTGAATACAATGCTTCTCTACCGAAAGCAGAGTTTTGCGAACCTGTTGTATTTGAAAAAAGTGTTAGATAGCCATTAGCTGTGTTAGCAATACCTGTAGTGTTTGAGTAAAGTGCTTGAAAACCAGTAGCTGTAGTGTTGGCGGCAGTGCTGTTATAAAGTGCTTGATACCCTGCGGCTGTATTGGATGAACCCGTGGTGCTTGAAAAGAGCGCCCCATAACCGCTGGCGGTATTGAATGAACCAGTAGTGTTTGAGCGAAGTGCATAAGCACCGCTGGCGGTATTAGTAATTCCGGTGGTGTTTGAATAAAGTGCATTACGACCGCTGGCTGAATTTCCTGCACCTGTAGTGTTAAAATAAAGCGCACCAACACCGCTGGCGGTATTGTCTGAACCCGTGGTGTTTGAATAGAGCGCATCACGACCGTTGGCTGTATTGTATGAACCATCGATATTTGAATAGAGCGAATTACTACCGCTGGCTGAGTTGTAATTACCTGTGGTGTTTGAACGAAGCGCACCAACACCGCTGGCGGTATTGTATGAACCGCTGGTGTTAAAATAAAGAGCATTAGCACCGCCGGCTGAATTGTAATTACCATTGATGTTTGAGCGAAGCGCATTAACACCGCTGGCGGTATTGTATATACCGATGGTGTTTGAATAAAGTGCATTATTACCGCTGGCGGAATTGTATGAACCCGTGGTGTTTGAATACAGCGACTGATAACCAACAGCTACGTTGTCAGAGGCGGTGGTGTTTGAAAAAAGCGCCTCATAACCATTGGCTGAATTGAATGAACCCGTGGTGTTTGAAAAAAGCGCATTACGACCACTGGCTGTATTGTATGAACCCGTGGTGCTTGAAAAGAGCGCTTGAAAACCGCTGGCTGTATTGGATAAACCATCGATGTTTGAAAAAAGCGCACTAACGCCGCTGGCTGAATTGTATGAACCGCTGG